AGCATGAAGCCATGATTGAGCTGATCGCTGCTGTTGCGGGAGCATCCATCAGCGTGGCGGCTATGGGCGCCATGGGGTTCAGCCGTCGCAATGATGAGGCCCGCGAGGCAGTGATCCGCTTGACTGCGGCCGTCGAGCACATCGCTACGCAGCTTGAGGTGATGCACAGCGACATCCGCGCCGATCGTCAGGAGACCTTCAAACGGCTGAATGGCGTCGAGCAGCGGGTGGCTACGCTGGAAGCACGGCCACATCGCTGATTATGGACGCCGAAACCGTTGCCGTCATCGCCATCGTCATCGCTGCTGGCAGCGAGATCATCGCGCTGACGCCTCTCAAGTCGAACAGCTGGGTTCAGCTGCTGCTGCAGGCACTGAAGCTGATGTTCCCGAAGCGCCGCTGATCTGTGGCCAACACCGCGCCGATCACCCTCGAGTCACTATTTCGCTATTACAAGAACCTCCCGCATCAGGCTGCAGCAATCCAGCAGCTTGAGCAGGATCTGGCCATCAACGGCTATGCGGTCGCGATGCGTCGCGATCGGACGTGGTTCGCCACCTGGAGCCAAGACGGCAAGCAGGTTGATCTGAGCGATGCGCTGAAGCTGATCCAGCAGTTCGAGGGCTGTCACCTCGATGCCTACCCTGATCCGCTGAGCGGCGGCGAGCCGTGGACGATCGGCTGGGGAACGACACGCTACGGCGATGGCCGGAAGGTGAGGAAAGGCGACCGGCTCAACCGCGTCGAAGCTGACATGCTGCTGCGACAGGAGGTGGATCGGATCGCCGGCAAGCTGCGCGAAACGGTGCCCCATTGGCGCGAGATGGCTGATCACCAGCAATGCGCACTGGTGAGCTTCGCCTACAACCTGGGCAGTGGGTTCTACGGCTCGACCGGGTTCGAGACGATCAGCCGCGAGCTGGCGGATCGTGCATGGGATGCAGTGCCGGCCGCGATGCTGCTGTACCGCAACCCTGGCACCAATGTCGAGGCTGGCCTGAAGCGTCGTCGGGAGGCCGAGGGCAAGCTATGGCAGGGCACCAAGCCAGAAGCACCACCACAACCTGCAACCGCCAAGCTGACACCAGACAGTCCGTTCACGCTGCGGATCACGCCACACATCCGACTGGGTGAGTTTGCGCTTGATCAGGAAACGCGCCGCTTCGAGCATCAGCACCAGATCGACACTGCAGCTGAACTGGCCGCGTTCCTCGAGCGGGTGCGTGGAGCGTTCGGTGGCAAACCGATCGTGATTACATCAGGATTCAGGCCAGTGGCGATCAATCGATCGGTTGGCGGGGCCAGCGGATCAGAGCACCTCTACGACGCACCTGGCGTCGGAGCTGTGGACTTCTTCATCCATGGCGCTGACATCAACAAGGTGCAGGCATGGGTCGATCGTGAGTGGCCCTACAGCGTCGGGTATGGCGCACCGAAGGGATTCACGCATCTCGGCATCCGCAAAGGCCGGCCTAGGGTGCGCTGGGATTATTGAGCCGCGCGATCCTGATCGGCGCTTCGGCTGGATCGTCGAGCGGGATCATGCGGTAGTCATCGACGCCATGGCGCTCTGCCCAGTACTGCGCGGCGACGTGCGTCGGGAACGGCCCGACGTGCCACGGGCCGAGGTCGAGGATGTAAGTCATGGGTGGAGGGTAACAGTGTGAACACAAAAAAAGAGCCCCGCAGGGCTCCTTATCAACCTTCGAGCTCGCTTTCCATGTCCATGCAGGAACTGATGAGGGCATCGACCAGCTCGCTACTGCAAAGCTGTTCCCACTGATCTTCAGTGGTGCCGTCACGCAATGCCTGCAAGGCGGCCACAACTGATTCAGCAGCGCTGATCACTGTGGCTATCTGGCCAAGCGCCTCGATGGCGGTGCGGGTATTCATTTGCCCAGGTGCGTTGAACTCATTCAATCTACACCGCCCGCAGCGTCCCCTGCCCAATCAGGGCGGCCCGTTCACAATCCGTCACACATCGGGCGATCCGGTTGCGCCCGTTACCGTTGGGGCAGCAGCGGCCAACCGATGCAGGCGTTCATCGTCGAGATCAAGGCCACCGTCGTGGTGCGCTCAGCCGCCGACCCTGAAGACCTGCCGGCTGATGTCTACAGCCGCATCGCTGAACACGTTCACGACGACGACGACATACTGAGCCTCGAGGTTCAGGCCATGCCCCTGCCGCCGAATCTCAGTGGACAAAACCCACATTGACGGGACTCGACTGATCACCCGCCGATCCGCGCGCGATCAAGTCCTGCTCGCCTGGGACTACCGCTGTGCCTACTGCGGCGACGAGCTCGGCCGCAGCCCGACGCTTGATCACGTCATCCCCAAGGTCCACGGCGGCCTCACCGTCCGCTCGAACATGGTCGCCTGTTGCCTCGGATGCAACAGCCGCAAAGGGCACAAGCCATGGGTTGACTGGTATCGCGCGCAGCCGTTCTGGTCAGCGTTCAACGAGTGGGCGATCGCGCAGTGGTTAGGGCAAGATCTTGCTCAGCAGCAGAATGACCAGTCCGCAGATGATCCAATACATCACGGCTAGGTAGACCAGCGTCATCGTGCCAGCAGGTGATCCAGGTACAGCTCAGCCTGCCACAGGTCGCTCGAATAGCGGCACATGCCGTGTGCGCAGCTCCTGTAATACAGCTCGCCGCCGTTGCCGGGGTCAAGCGTCTCGATCCATCCGCCGTCGCGATCAGTGCGGCTCAGAACCTGCGGCTCGCTCATGGCTGCTGATCCAGTCCTTCAGCTCGATCACATACTGCCGCAACTGATCGGCCTGCAGCAGATGCCAGCGGTCGCCGGTTTCGAAAAACAGACTGTTGTGCCGATCGATCGCCATCAGCGCCTGGTGGATCAGCACGCACCACGGCTCACGCGTGGCCGTCACCCATTCGCGCGGCATGGCTGAAACATCTCACACCGCGGCGCATACCGGCCGCCGGTGCGCTTCGCTTCCGGTAGCTGCAGATCGCACCCCTGGATGCGCATGTCCCACTGCAGGCAATCCCAGCACATGCGCGGCGCATCACCGGGCCGCAGTTGCGTCACCGCCATCCTGTAAACCGACTGCGCGCGCTCAAGCGCCGTGGGCAGGTGGACAGTGCCTGTATCAGTCCTGATCTGCAGCTCAGGCTTAGGGCCGAGCACGACGTGAGCCTGCCAGTTGCGGGAGCTGCAGGTGCACACCAGCAGCAGACGGCCGGCGTACAAGCTGATCACTCGCGTTCACCGTAAGAGGGCTGGTGATAGATCCGCTCGAGCTGCATCGACAGCGGCTCATCGTCGTCGAGGAGCCCCATGTCCAGCTGATCAGCCATGGCGCAGGCGACCGGATCCGATGGCAGCAGTGACCAGCTCAGCAGGGTGGTGTCGATTGGCTTGACGATCACCAAGCTGATCCGCGGGCTGCGGTGCAGCAGCCGCAACACCCATCGTTCGAGCAGAGTCAGCCCTGGGAGGTTCATGGCTCCATGGTGCCGATAAGGCGGTCGAGATACCACCGGGCTTTCTTTAAGGATTCCAAAGACCCTTTGTGCCGCTCGCGCCAGACGTACTTGAGCACATTGCCTTTGCAGTAGCCGCGGAACTCATCGGGCGTCAGCGCCGCGGCGATCGCGTCGATGCACTCGATCTCGCCCTGACGGTAGTGCTCGGGATGGTTGACCAGATCAGTCATGGAAGGCGGCCTCGGCAATGGTGGGGAACTGCTCGGTGAAGATCGCGCGACAGGCGTCAGCAACCAGCCGATGCTCGAGCTGGGTCTCCGGGGCGCAGCGGACCTGCAGGTAATGCAACCAGCTGCGCAGCGTGCCGTGCATGTAGAGCGTCGTTGGCGTGCACAACGGCAGGATGCGGCGAGCGGTTTCTTTGGCCACGCCGTCATGCAGCATGTCGTCATATAACCGGTAGGCATCGACAAGCAGCACGCACATCCGTCGATCCATCTCGACACGCACGCTGTCAGGCAAATCGTCGATGCTGTTCTGCCGGTTGGCCGTGTCCTGGCGCCGCAGCACCGGGATCTCGGCCATGCCGGTTTTGGCATATCTGGTGCTGAACTCCTGGAAGCTGAATGACCGATGCCGCAGGATCTGGGCGGCTATGTCGCGCTCGGTGTCGATCTTCATGCACAAGCTGGCCATCTCGAATGGTGACCAGTGCGCGTGGCGGATCAGGTAACGCAGCAGCTTCGGCGCTGTCGCCAGGTTGTCAGCGTTCGATGGGTTGCTGACGCGCGCCATCTTGACGATCAACGCTTCGGCGTCAGGTGTGCAGTGGATCAGTTCAACGGTCACAGCCACTTGCTCCGCAGCAGAAACTGCCGGCAGATCGCGATGCATTGCTGCGCGTGCTTATCGGCCAGGTGGCTTTCGGCTTCACCGATCGCCATCACACAGGCGGCGTGCAGATCGGCGTAATCGGTGTCGCGGAAGTTGGCGGCGATATCGCGGCTGAAATCCTGCCACAGCCCGGTGTAGGTGCCGCAGGTTCGACCACTCGCGTGGTAGAGCGCTTCAAGCATGTCTGAGCGTTGCTGTTCGAGTTGGGTGCTGGTCAGCATGGTTCAAGGGCTTGGCGGATCCTGAGCAGTTCAGCGCAGATCGCGCTGACATGCGGCACGGTAGGGCCGCTGCGCAGCTCGTCCATCCGGGCGGCAATCACCAGCTGCAACCGTCGGCGCTCCTCGAGCTGCCCGGCGTTGAACATGCTCGAGTCGCTGATGAGAGCCTCGAGCTTGGCGCGGATGTGGTCGGTCATTGGCCCCCCTCCAGCTCGTCGGCAATGAAGTAAGCGCATAGGTGCGCCCGTTCGGGGTTGAGGTTGATTGCCCAGGAGAGGAGCACGTTGTCGGGGATGGGTGCGGTGTGGCGTGCGCACCGGTGGCGCTGGTGACAGCCGGTGCCGTGACAGCGGGTGGTGTCATTAAGCATTAGCAGCCTCCAGCTCGGCGGCGATGGCGTGCAGCGCATCGCGGGTCCAATTGATGCCGAGACTGTGCGCTGCATCGGGTTGTATTCGTCCTTCCCATTGAGCAGCTAATACCTGATCCGCAGCAGCTCGCAGGGCACCTGCAATAGACGGTGCATCCATGAGACTTGGCACAGCACGAAAGCCATCTAGCACTGCCTGCGCGGCGGGGGAAAGGGTGCGGTCAGTCATTGATCAATTCCAGTGAG